TACTGGAGTTGAAAAAAAATAAGGATAAAGATAAATAACTTCCTAATTTTACCAACATGAAAATCTTCATATTCCCCATATTATTCTTACTCTCCTGCAATCGCCCATTATATAGTGACAAAGCAACTAAATATGAAATGGCTAATATAGATGGGCTACAATGGCGTAGAGGTTTTACAATCATTCAGGATAGCCTAAAGTTCAATCCAAAAGATCCTTATTGGCAATGCGAATTTAAGTATGTAATTTTACAGGATACGTTACAGAAATGAAACCAAAAAACTATTTTTACGTAGGAATAATTATAGTTATATTAGCTCTATGTGTTATTTACAATAATTATGGAGTATGAACGTAGTTGTAAACAGGTTATTGCAAGACAATGACACCATATCGACCGTAGAGGTAAATGGTGTATTGAAATATTACGGCATTGAGATTGCTAAACCAATTCCATCCGGTACTTATAAGCTAACCAAATACTTTTCACCAGAACATCAATTTTACGTGCCATTGGTTAACAACGTGCCTGGATTTGTCGGAATTGAAATCCATGTGGCAAATACCGTAGCAAATGTGAAAGGGTGTTTAGGCATTGCTGACAACATAGCTTCATTGCAGGATATTACAAACAGCACAGCAGCAGTTAACGAATTTTACCCCTTGCTTTTTGCTGATTTGGATAAGTGGATTGATTGTTTTATTACCTATATAGATTTATATTAACATTTGCAATTTCAAACCAAACTTACTAACTTCGGGGGATGAGAACACGAAACTATATTTACGCCACTATAGGATGGGCGACTGTAATAGGGATTTGCTTGTTTGATGGGTGTACGCAGGTTGCGAGTGGACAGACGATAAACGCTGCCTATGTAAAACAACTATACGCCAAATATTCAACTCACAAAAGTGTATTTTGCAATTCATGCAAAGTATGGATAAACCCATATTATAAGTCAATTGCCGACACCGCAGCACACATGCCATTGGTTACTTATGAGCTATTTCATAAAGGCGAAAAAGAGAATGCAGTAAGCCGTACAGGCATTTATGCAGCATGGCATGGCGCAAACGGAATTGATAACGAAAGCAAAGCCTATACGGATGCAAATAAAGCCGGTAAAGGCGAGATAGCCAAAGGTCATGTTAACTGCTGGATCATGAATAGTTTTTGCGCTGATGCCGCTATATTAAGCGATACGTACACCTATAATGCCGCAATGGAAATGCAAGGACAAAACGTGGGGACAGAAATTAATACGGAGAATTCCGAGCGTAAATTAGTTAAGGCTGCCGATGTTGAGCAATACGGCGGTTGTTTTGGGTCACAGGGGGTTATTGACGGTGAAACAATTCCCGCTTACTATTGGAAGATAGTTATTTGTAACGGTGTAACCACCTGCTATTGGATGCCCAATTTGCAGACCGAAACGCAGATGGTAACAGCTAAAAGAGTTGTAACTTTGGCGCAGTTGGTTAGTAATTTGGGCTTTAATCCTTTAACGGTTAAATGGCAATGAAACCCGCCTACGCTATCGCCATATTCTTCGCATTCCTAATCCTCTTTTGGTTCGGCTGTTGGTATTTTGGGGTGAGGTAAAAAAGCCCCGCTATTGAATAGACGGGGCTAAATTTACAGGTGTTGGCGCAACCACGTGCCTAACCAAATATCATAGGTAAATTAGATTTAATCTTTATATATGTTAAATGCTGTAAAGCTGAAAAATCAATAGTCGGATTTTTATGCTTTTTTACAAAGTGCCACGTATCTTCAGTAACTAAATCATGGTATACGGTATTTAGCAATTGTGGGATGTTCTTACTTGAAAATCCATCGTTATCTAAACGTATCTTTTCTAATACTTTTTCGCATAAGGCTTCTGTTACATATTCATCAACTATTAAATGTTCAATAGGAGACTTCATGTTAGCATTAGGCGCACCCATTTCTTTAGCGTGTTTCTCCCTAAATTCTGAAGTAACAATTTTAGCCCATGTTGTTCGCCCGTACTTGTTTTGAAATGAATAGTTTTTAATTACAATTCCTTCACCGTTACCTTTCCCATCTTCGATGAGATAATTATTACCCTCTAAGTGCTTTACGAATCGTTCGTAGTCTCCGTTTTGGCAGATTGATAATGGTGGTATGTATTCGATGCCAATATCATTTAAAATATGTTGATATGAATTATAAGGTAAATACATTTCCAAAGTATAATCCATTACATCAAATACGTAAAAGTTACGCCATGCATCTTTGCGATAGGTTTTTAATGAGTGAGGCACAAGCCACTCACCATATAATACAAAATCGGGGTATATTGAAAATAGTTTTGTAAAGCACTCTTGCTGTAATGCCCATTCGTAAAACCCGGCATTATCACTTTCTAAACTTAATTGCCTTGTTCGAGATCCAGCTTGCAATCCGTCATCCCACCAAAGCGATGCATTTGTACCGTCTATTTTAGGAAAAATGTAAGTTTCGCCTAAATGGATATTCAGGACTTCGTCTGTACCAAATCTCTCAAGATGTTGGTATTTTTTAAATTCTTTCATGAAGTGTGGTTGCTTACATGGCACTATTGCCACACCACAAACCTAAACATCTTTTTTGATTTTAGGAAATAAAATGTAAATTTTGTCATTCTAAACCAATTGTAGTATATTTGAGTATGGGTAAAATGGCAGATTTATTTAATGACAAAAAACGGTTAAATAATATAACAATTAGATTTTGGAAATATACTAATAAACTAAGCAATCATGATTGTTGGGAGTGGAACTCAAAGCAACACAATGAGCACGGTTATGGACATTTATTTTCAGGCAGGGGAGTTATTATAAAAGCACATAGACTATCTTATTCATTACACATAGGGTGTGCTATGAATGATCAAGACAATTTACTTCACTCATGCGACAATCCAAAATGTGTTAACCCCTATCATTTATCAACAGGCACTCAATTAGAAAATATACAAGATTGTATAAGTAAAAATAGAAACTCAAAGCCTCCAATTAGTTATGGTGAGCAACATCACAACACAAAATTTAAAGAGTCGGATATTATTAATATATTAGCTGATAAAAGAAGTTATATGTTAATAGCTAACGATTACGGTGTTTGCGCCGAAACAATCGGTAGGGTAAAAAGAAAACAGACATGGAAATTACAAGCATAGACGAAGCAGGGTTAAAGTTAATTGAGGGCTTTGAGGGGTGCATACTTCATCCATACAAAGATCAAGTTGGTATTCCAACTCTGGGCTATGGTATGACCTATTATCCATCGACTGGCAAAAAAGTAACCATGCAAGACCCACCAATTACACAGGCACAAGCTGATAGTATGTTTCTGCAATTGCTAAAACCATTTGAATTAGCCGTATACTCAACAACCAGGGACGACTTAACGCAAAATCAATTTAATGCCCTTGTTAGCTTGACCTATAACATAGGAGCGGGTGGGTTTAAAGGCTCTACGGTGCATAGGTTGGTAAATGCTTCGGTTATTGGACTACCGTTAAAAGAGGCTTGGCTTGCCTGGTCTCACGCGGGAGGTAAAATTAATACCGATTTATTAGCACGCAGGACTAAAGAACTTAACTTATATTTATCATGAGCAAGGAATACACCGAAGGACAAGCCGCCTTTAACGAAAACAAAGGTCGTGGGAGTTGCCCATATCCTAAAGGCACGCAACAACATAAAGACTGGTTAGACGGCTGGGATGAAACGTCGACTAACTATAATGCGAGTAATATAATTCCGTAAAATCTATACATATCATCTCGCATATGCATAGATTATTGCATTTTTTATATATTTGTATTCACGCTTGTAGCAACAGTCGCTAAACTGTAAAGGCTGGGCAAAAACGATCCCTACTGCATACCATAAGAACTGCTTTAGGGACTTTTTTTTGTTTATTTGCCGGAAAATAGTTAGGTTTGTTTATCGGTAATTCAGCCGAATGTAAAATGCGACATTATGAAATATTCAGAAGCAAAGTGTTATGTTAATGCTAAACAAGTATGGAAAGATATTTGGACATGCACGTATTTTATAATTTCAGTGTTATTATTAATTTGTTTAGTAGCTAATGTATCGGGTGACTACTTTTCAAATTCAAGGAAGCCTATCATTGTAAGAGATACAATCTATTTAAAACAAGAGTGTAAAATCAACGGTCCTGATGGGTACGTAGACTATGTAAGTGAACAACACCCGATAGTTTATAGGATTCAAGGTGTAGGAAAGTACACTTTTACAATTACTAACCCGTAAGTTGAGTCGCATTACCTTATGCGGTTATTAGCCATTGCATTTATGTAGTGGCTTTTTTATTTATCGATTATTTGTATATTTGGTTATGGCAGACGAAACAAATATAACAGATACCAAAACAAGGGCTAACTTAGCCTATATTTGGAGCGTAGGTGCAATTGCGATGCTTGCGTACATACTTTATATGTGGGGCTCTCAAAAAGAGATCCTGACGCTTATAATAGGTCTTTTGGGTGGAACTATACTTGGTGGTATATTTGGCGTTTATTTTGGAGGTAGTACTACTGCTAAAAAACCTGATAATACGACTCCTGTTACTGGTGATAATACTACTGTGGTTAATAATCCACCTGTTGCGCCTTAACGAATCTTCTCATAAACAACACCGCAAATATTTTGAACATTATTAATTTTAGTAGCTAATAATATACCATCAACTTTACCAATTTGAGAATATAGGTATTTAATATAATCCAAAGGGGTATCACCGCCTTTCTCTTGATTGCAAATATTACAACATGGGTGTATATTTTCGTGATTAAATGACTTCCCTTTACCGCCTAACCTTTTAGGCCAAAAATGTTCTTTACTGATGTTGCCTTTATTTAATGCTGTTTCGCAATAACAGCATTTATATTCAATCTCTATTTTAGGCTGAATTTGCGTCTTAAACCTTCTGCCCTTTTTTGCACTCGAATATCCTGTTAATTTCATTCGCAAAGTAATTCTAATTTAGCTTCCCAAAAATCAACTGCAACCATATAATGGTCATATACTAAATAATAATCTTCTAAGTTATCGTATAAGTCCCAGGATTGCTCTGCTAAGTCCATATAGTGATGTATCATCCATAAACACGCTTTCTTTTGTTCGGTTACTCTTTCCATATCTTAATTTTTTAATAAACAGCCATACCGTTTGATATGGCTGTTTGAAAAAGCAATAGCAGGGGTTGAACCTGCATAGGGTTAATTTTATAACCCTAAAAAGTCAGCACTTACATCGTCATGCAGCAAGCTATATGATTATATTTCCCTCACATACTTTGGGTGCGTTTTCTCATTTCGCCATATTGCTTTTTTATCTTTTAAACTTTAGCTAAATGTGGATGTTAAGTCCATAGCTAAACAATTACTTACTACTCGCATAAACAGCCTGTGGCAATGCCAAAGCAGCTTGCAATGTGCTTGCTACTTTAAGTAACGGGGCTATTTTGTTAGTTATAAATGCTGATATACTATTGAACGCCAAAGTTATCTCGTCTGATGTTGATTTGCCGAATATGGCTTTAATACCGGCCTCTATTGCCGCTTCAGCATCTGTGATTGCTTCGTTAGGGAATTGCTCAATTACACCAATGGCCACTAACGCATCAGGTAAAATTGTATTTACAACCTCTTCGGCAAAAACACCGACCACGGGCATTTGCTCAATTATGCCTAATAATACTTGACCGCCTGAACTTTGCGTCCACGCCTTTGCCTGGTTTAGGATTGTATCGGCTTCTTTAGCCACGCCAACTAAAGCGCTTAATCCTTTTGTGAAATCTCCTTCAATTGCAGAAACTTCTTTCTCAATGAATTGCTCTACTACTGTTAATATATTGCTCATATTTTTTTTAACGGCTACCCATACGCCGAAAGGTTTTTATAAAGATATGGTTAATTACGGCGTTACTGCTAAAGTTGCTTTTAGTATATCATCCTGCATGTATTCCAAATTGGCATCCATACCTAATACATTTTCAAGGCATAGTTTACGTTGTTCAATACATGCCTCATTGGCAAATATACGCATAGCCTCTAAAATATAAGGTTTAATTTCATTTGATAGTTTATAAGGCATTTCACTTATCATGTGATCTAATACCTGCTCTGCATTTTTCATTTTTTATCGTTTATTTAGTTAAAGTTTCTTTCCCCAAATCCCCGCCAATAAGCCATGAGGAGGTGTGCTTGGTGTCGGATGTGATAAGATTAAATACAGCGTTATCATGCAATATAAATTCGTGGCTAACAATACTATCAGCCCATAAGCTATCTGCCTTATGTGTGCTATCTTGAACCCGTGCGCTATCAACCGATTTCACCCATAACAAACTATCTTTATGCGCCTGCGTTTCGTTCCATTCATGCGGCTCATTAAGACATTTTACACAATACAACAACCCGCATACAGCGAGGATTGATAGGATGGTTTTTAGGGTACGGGTCATGGCTCTGGGTTGCTAATAGTAATCTTAACATCTGCACCGACAATACCTTCAATTGCGTTTTGCAAATCTGTTTTAATGATGGGATCTAAAATAAACTGTTCAATATCTGCCGCCATTAAATCAACCGCTGCATTTATTGTGGGTCTTTTAAACAGAGCATCGGGCAATGCCAATTCAAGTTTTAAATATATCTCATCTTGATATGCGCCGTCATCTCGCTTTGTTATCCTAACATTTCCGTTAGACTTTACAAATAGGTTAAGTTTTAATTTCATTTTTTTTTACTTTTTCTAAGTTTAATTTTTCCCACTCTTCATAAGCGGGGTTAGTGTATGCACCTGTTACGTTGCCTAGGTTGTCGTATTGAAGGATTTGCTTGGATTGGGGGTTGACAGCCTTTTTCTGTGTTTCCATGGTTGGGGTTATTTGGTTAAGCGATGCGGGTAAAGGTGTAATTACCTTTCTTATCGGGTTCGCCAATATCAGATAATGCGATATTGGTTTTATTGCGCTTATTAAACCCATGTAAGCTATTTTTCATAGCGTAAACATCTAAAGGCTCAACAACTAATATGTCGTTTACTGCCAGGGATGCGAATTTGTATTTTGATCTTCTTGCCATATTATTTGTTCTTTACTGCCAAAAGCCGGTATTACCCAGCTTAAAACAGACCCTGAAACGTTTATCAAGGCAAATCAGAGTGTTGTTAATTCAAAATTGTATTTAGTTTTTAAAGTGATCCTATTTATATTCTTAACTAACGCATTATAGTGGGTTTTACAAAGCCATTCTGTTACAATACCACCATCCGTTGCGCTTTTATATTGAACCTGCTTAAAAGGTTTTTTATCACATTTGTAATAATAAATCCCTATGCCACTATCAAACGAAGATGTTCTATTGCAATTACACACGTTTTAATATTCTATAAAACCCTGCTTTGTCGAATTAATTAATGAGATATATTCCGATTTTCTTAATGGCCTAAAATCATCATCATTAAAGTATTTTACTATTGCTTCTTTTGAGCCATCACCGACCTTCATAAACATGCCATCTGTTAACATACTTATAAGCCCGTATGATTTATCGCCACCAACATTGAACCCGACTTTAAAAGAAACTGTACAAGCAAAGGATAAATCGGTAGTACCTAATGTTGATGAGTTTTTTATTACATATAAACCGCATTCTATGTCCTTGACATCCCATTTTGCGGTAAGCGTTAATTTCATAATATTTTAAGTAAGCCCGGCTTTTACACCGGGCTATTTGTTTTTAGCGTTTAAAGATTATTGTGTCACCCCTACGGAAAAAGTCTTGTTGCAATTCAATTTTGTCTTTTTGGATAAGTGAAGATAAAACACCTCTTAAAGATTTCATTTCAATTTTAGTTCCTTCCTGTATGTCCAAAACGTGAGCGTATTGTTTTTCATCATAATCATCACATCCGTTAAGATAGTTGATTACTAAAGTTTCCATTTCGGTTAAGCCGTTGTTGATTGTTGAAGTTTCCATTTCCCCGTTTTTTTAATTTGCCTTGATTGACAATACAAGTATAGGGAGTATATTTGATACTTGCAAATTTATTTTACATTATTTTTAATTTATTTTTTATGTATGTAAATTAGGTCATAAATATATTTTACATTTATTTTACTTTTTATTTGCACATATCATTCCAACCCCTTACCTTTACAAAACTTTAAACGAAAGAACAATGAAAATAAGCCTTGTTCAACTTAAATAATTTAAACCCGTAAAAAAATGATAACCATAAACACCACCACCCGAACATTCGGTTCCTACTTTGTAAATTACACAGATGGAAACCACAAAATCACCATGCAAATAAGTGATGAAAAATTGTTGAACTTTTGCAATCCTGATGATACGATTAGGGAAGCATTAACAGATTATGTAACTAAAAATAGTTGAAAATTATGCAATCAATAGAATTAGAAATAGAAGTCAATAATGAGCCTGTTAATGTAACGGTTGATTATGAATTTTACGAGGGTGAGCCAGAAGTATGGACTTATTCAAATGGCGACCCCGGACATCCGGGAAGTGGGCCGGAAGTTGATGTTTTATCAATACAGGATGAAAACGGAAATACCGTACCAGATGAATTAATTTCTTCTAAATGGCAAGAAATCATTATTGATAAGTGTATAGAAAACTCTGAAAAATGAGTCTAAAAACCCACACATACAAAAACGATATTGGAGATTACTTTTTTTCAGTACCGATAAAAGGCACTTTCAATTCGTTTGTAACTGTTTGTGATGGTAAACATATCGGTAACTTTAAATCACCATTAGGGGCTAAAAAAGCCATTAATAAGGCAAGAGGTTTTGCTACTAAAAACTGGAAATTAACATTAGATTAAATGAAAAATATAAAAGCAGAACCGGGAACGAGATTTTGGAGAAATACCATCAATGGCAAAATACTTCATATAGGAGAGTTTTTAAAAGAGAAAACACCACCCGAAGAAACGCTAAGGAGTTGGGGAAACGAACTTTATGATTGCGCAAGTGATTTAATAGAATGGGAAGCCACTCATAAATCAGAAAACGGGCAAACGCTATCTCACTATGAAACCGAAATGATAGATTCAATTTTCAATTCATTAAAATATTATGCTATGAACAATACAAATGATGAATTAGAAATTAAGTCATTCATGTTAGATAAAATGCGTTCTTATCGTTGGCACATAATTGATAAAGCGATGTCAATAGCCAACAATGCCGCTCAAACAGCTAATTTAGAAAACATAATTTAAAACGCTATGCCAGCAGGAAGACCCAAAAAGATAGTTACGGAAACAGACACCGTAAAAGCACCGACCAAAACTAAAAAGACTATAATACCCAAGGCTAAAAAACCAGTCAAAGCTAAAGAAGCCAAAGAACCCCAAATAAAGCCCGTGGTGGCATCGAAACCGACAAGCGGCACAACTACCGACAGAAAGTATTTTGACGAAACCAAGGCGGTTAAAATCATTAAAGAGGGTAGTTTTTATGGTTTGGAGGGTAACATTGTTTCGATCGGTGAAAGTAATTTGCCATTTAAGGTCGATTTGGGGATATGTGGTATGTGGTTTTTTAGGGAAGCTGATTTGCTTTTGATATAAAAAATAAAAGCCCCGATAATTTATCGAAGCCCTTATATCAAAACAAAAACGTATTTAATCATGAAAAGGGTTAAAGAACTCAACCCGATTTTGAGTAAAAAATATTGGTGCCTCGCGCCACAATGATGCAAAAATACACAAAAATTAACACGAAATGACAATTGAAGAATACAACAACCTAATCAACCAACCGCCAACCAAAACGGAAGTATCGGAAGACGGTGAATTTTTACTGGTGCCAATAAGCGTATTAGAGCCTGATTTGAACTTTGTTTACAATGGTAGGGTGCAATTTATAATAAATTCACAAACGGAACTTTTTGGCTCAATATGTATGACCATTTCACTATTGATATTTCATCCGGTGGATTTAATTTGGCAACGATTTGACGGTACTGCTGCAATACAAATTAATTCAGTTCAACAAGGTGAATGGGAAAACACCACCAAAATTAAAAACGTAAATGATATAAAAACGGCAATAGCCGCTTGTTACTCCGAGGCGATTAAAAATGCCTCTAAGCGTATTGGACCACGTTTCGGACAATCACTCAACAGACAAAAGAATAACGCTAAAATGACTCAAAAAGAAATCACTGCCAAAAAGAAAAAGACCGCCGATGAAAGAGTTTTACATTTAATTGAAGACTGTGAGTCTATCATGGAATTGAACGAAATTATGAAGGAATTGCCAAATAATGAGGCTGTTCAAGAAGCACTAAATGTCAAATTGAAAGAATTAAAAAAGAATAAAAAATGATAAATTTTGACAATTATAAAATCCATTGTTCCGCATACGGAAAACTTTTAACAGAACCAAAAGCGAAAGCCGATAAAGATGCGGGTCTATTATCGACAACTACCAAAACATATTTACGTGAAATATTTCTTGAAAAAAAGTATGGACGTAGAAAAGAAATAACCACAAAGCAAATGGTTAAGGGGGTTGAAAATGAGGAAATAGGAATAACAGTTTATTCAAGGTGGGCTAAAAAGTTATATTATAAAAATGAGGTTAGGCTAAAAAATGAATACCTAACTGGCGAACCTGATTGCTCTGATAATAAGGACATAATGAAAACTAAAAAGGGAGTTGACATAAAACTATCATGGTCAATATTTACATTCCCGTTTCCCGATGATAAATTAGATAAAGGCTATGAATGCCAAAATCAAGGATATATGAATTTGACAGGAGCAGATGAATGGAGTACGGCATTTATTCTTGTTAACGCACCGGGGCATTTAATATTGGATGAAAAAAAACGATTGCAATATAAAATGAATTGTAGTTTGGATGAACCAGAATACATTGAAAAATGCATTGAAATTGAAAAAAATTACATCTTCAATATTAAGGAGTTCAAAAATGAGGAACCCGGTTTTGATATGGATTGCAAGGAATGGACTATTAAAAACCCAATATGGGATATTCCATTAAATGAAAGAGTGATTGAGTTTAACTCTTACCGAGATGATGAATTTATAAACAACATTCCGCAAACCGTAGGAAAAGCCCGAAAATACATGAACCAATTAGCATCGGGGATATTTATTTAATTGTACCATGAAAATGAAACGATTATTACTCCAAGCAAAAATCAGTTTTTGGTTTAACGACTTATTACTTTATAGCTGTAACGTTTTCCCGAATCTACCAAAGGAAAAGTGGAGCGACTTACGTAGGGAATCCAATGCAATAATTAGAATCATGGAAGTTACAATGAAATCAAAATGAGAAATAAGACCGTGCAACCAAAAACTATTGAAAAGTATCTTAACTTTCTCAATCAAGTAAAATTAAACGCCAAAACGAGCAATATCACCATTGGGGAAATAGTAAAATTCAATGCTATATCTAAAACAGTACCGAAAGCTTTGATTACCCTTAAAATAATCAAACAAGATGGAAAGGCGACATGGGATTGGTTAAGAAACGACCCCGACAAACCTATGGTTTTGGAAATATTGGATTATCTATTGCACTCCCGAAAAGCCCAAGAGGCTGCATTGCTGCCTGAACAGGTAACGATAATAACTTTGTTGAGGAAGATTATATCAAATCAGGAAAGGTCGCTTAAAGAGGCTAAAAATGAGGTAATAGCACTCCAATCAGATTATGACAAAGAAATTCGTTTTAAGGCGGCATTTGCAATTGCGGGTGGTATTTATGGGTCACATCCAAATTTAAACGAAAATGGATTTTATGATTATGATTCGCTAAATGAATATGTTATAAAAGCAACCGATGATTTGCTAAAAAAACTTAATGACGAACATAGATGGAAAAAATAACTACAACAATTTCAGGTGCAGAAGCCGAAGATATTTTGATGAACGAAAAGGCATCAATAACATTTGTGAAATGTGCGGGTTCGTGTATGATTATTCAATTCACGGATAAATTATTAAGCATAACCACGGATGATTTTTTTTGTATGGAATATTCATTAACTAAATAGCATAGCGTTTTAAATTACCATCAATAAAGTTAATTTTACAAATTAAAAAACATAAAATCATGAGTTTAGACAGCACGAAAATCAAAAAGGACATTAGAAGTATAATCTTCAAATCCGAAACCAAAACAGTTATTACACACAAAGTCAACTTTACGCCAAACAATCATAATAAGGCGGTTAAAGAAGAATTACCGCTAAAGTCGAACATGGAACGCCATGATGATTTTAATAGGGCTATGGAAAAGTTTAAGGTGCATTTACTTGTACGTTCTGAATTTGCAGAACCAACTGATCGTTTAGACAAAGTGATTGATTCGGGATATTTCACCGATCACATTTATGAGGTGGACGATAGGTTTAAAGGAATTGATGTAATCGGCATTATTTTTACCAATAAAGAGGACACCACATCATTTCAAATTTTGGGTAAAAAAACAACTGAAGATGGCGAAGTAATTAATTTAAAATCACCAGTTATAAGCACATTAACTTTACCCGAAGGATATAATTACCCATTAAGAGTGATTGCGGATGAACACAAAGAAACGCTATTGTTGGAAGCACAAGAATTCCTCAAGTATAAATCGAATGCAATGACGCTTTTTAATTCGGCAACCGTAACCAAATTAACACCAAAAGAAGCGGCTAAAAAAGACGAATTGGAAAAACAAGCATGAGGCACAAAATCAAAGTAACGATTTTAAATGTAAGTGAACGAAGTTCCTGAATTGAACCCGTATGGAAAACCATTGACCGACAGAGTACCATTTGACGTTGAAATCCACAACGATAATATTGCAGGTTTTGGAGTAACAAAAAATCATATCAACGAATTAGCAGAGATGGATATTTTGATGACACCCTACCGAAAAGACGGCAATTCAGAAACGCAATGGAAAATATTAGTTAATGGGTTGGATATTTTAATTTAACATGAAGAAACCAATTATTGATATATTATTAAAAAAATTTCCAGCAAGCGAATATGCATTAATGGCAGAAGTTCGGGATGCTGCGGGTTTTGGTGCATCAAGGTCGGCTGATTTTTTAGCAATGGGTTTGTGGCCGAGTAGAGGACTTGATATGATTGGCATTGAAAGAAAATCATTTCGTGGCGATTGGCTTAAAGAACTTAAAACCCCAGAAAAGGCTGAAAATATTTATCAATATTGTGATAGGTGGTATTTATTAACCGACAACGAAAATGTAGCTAAAATTGATGAAATACCCATTAATTGGGGATGGATGCATATAAATGTTGATGGTAAATTAAAGGTTATTAAGGAAGCACCAAAGTTAAGTCCAATACCGATTAGTAAAAGTTTTTTAGCCTGTGTTTTAAAACGAGCCTCTTGTAAAGACGGATGGGTGACATTAAACAGTATAGAGGATAAAGTTTCCGAGGCAAAGCAAGCGGGGTTAAAAGAACGTGACTATTCAAATAAGCGAACTATTGAACAATATGAGGCACTTTCAAAAGACGTTAGGGAGTTTGAGGAAACAACTGGATTAAAACTATTAAATCCACGTTTCGGACAAACAGGAAAGAAATTAGGTGAAGCAACTAAGTTTGTTTTGGATGGTGG